ATATTAAGTTGTAGTATTTGTTTCAAAATATTGGTATTGAAATGTTACTGGGAACAATTCAATAGCCGTTTTTTCTTCATAGTCTAGGTCAATCGCTCCAATAGTTGTCGGGAATGCTCCTCTCAACGTATAGGATTTGATAGTATTACCGTTTCTATCTAAATGATCTACAAACGCATCCACTTGATAATCAACTGGATTAGTTAAGCCTTCGTTATCAGACATATTGTTGATACCGTTTTGCCATCTTTCAAAAGCATTTCTTAACTTAAAGTTTGTATCATTATAACAAGTAATTGGCCACTCGCCGATTGTTCTATCACCAGCAATCTTTATGTTTCTACCTCTAAAAGGCACATTCACAACACCGATAGTCATATCAGGTAATTGTGTTGCTCTACATAAGAAAGCTAGCTCTTCTATTTCGCCACCAACTTGTGCGTAACCAGGAAAAGGCATTACTACCTTAAACTGATTGGCTCTTGCGCCGCCGCCAGCAAGTTTAGCTTTGAAGTCATTAATATTTGGCATATTTTATTCCTCTCTACTATTAGCCAGCGACCTCTTCAAAGGCCACTCCTGTTCTGGTTGCTACAAATGATAATGTGATAAAGTTGATACTTCTAGCAGGTTTTACAAAAATTTCTGCTACAAATTCATTTCTATCAATTACATCACCTGTATTGTTAGTTTCGTCACAAACAACTAGGAAGTCAGTAATACCTCGTCTGCCTTGTATTTCTCGTAAGAATGGCTCAATGATATTTCTAAAGTTTGCTCTAGTAAACTCATCATTGAACTCAAACAATTGAAATTTAGAAGCAGTTGAGATTGCCTTCTCTAGTGTAATAAACAATCTTCTTACATTGATTCTATCAAACGCTGAAGGTGAAGTTAATCCAGTTTTGTCACCGAATAAAACCGTACCTTGTCCTGGGAATGTTGTCACAGGATTTACTCTTGCTTGATATAAGTCATCTCTTTGTGTTTTATTTGGATTGAAGGCCAATTTAACGGCACCTCTTACAACACCTCTGTTAAATCCAGCAGGTGAAAAGAAAGGATCTGCTATCAAATCCGTTCTAGCCGCTAGACCAGCAATGTCTCCATTTAAAGGCACAAATCTGTAAACGTCATTAAATCTGTCATACATTTGTTTATAACCTGAGTCAAAAACAATAAATGAAGATGATCTAATGTTGTCAAAGAAGTCAATTACGTTAGTTGTTTGTGTGTTTGAATTAGTTACACCTACAACGTCTGCTCTTTGTGGCGAAGCAAACACTACACAATCTTTTCTATTTTCAGCAATAGTAATTAGATTGTCAACGTGTGCTGTTGAACCACTTGGACCAGCAATGATTAAACCAACATCAACTGTTTCAGAGTCTTGGAACTTCTCATAAGCGTCCTGAAGTTGTCCATCTGTAACCGTTGAACCATCAGCACCACCCGAAAGTGAAGCTAAAGTTGGTGTATCAACTGCTGTAAATGTAGTTGAAGCTGCGTTTGAACCCCAGTTGGTACCAGCCGTTGGCCAGTCTACCCAATAAATGTGTTTAGATTGATTTCTAATCACAGTTGGTAAGTAGTTTGAGTCTCCTTGTGGAGTTAAAGCGTCAGCCGCTTTTGATAATTTTGAAAATGTTTCCAATATTTGTCCTGGTACACCTGTAATACCACCGTCTTCGTCAACGACTACAACGTGTATTTCATCTCCTGAGCCTGATCTGTCAGACACATAAGCTGATGTTCCTGGAGCACCGCCGTCAACGGCGTCATAATATCTCCATCTTCTTTTGATTCTGCTGTTGTCAGCAACCACTCTTTTTAAACCACCTGAACCTCTTGGATGTTGTACGATATTTACAACATTTGTTCCTGTGTTAATGGCTGTTACTCTGTAAAACTCACCATCATCAAAATCTGTTGCGTCAGCAGTTGATGAGAATTGGATTATATCTCCAACACTAATCACGTTATCTGCTAGGTCAACATCATCCACCGTAACGGATGTATCACCTACAGCACCTGCTGAAGCGATCTGATTTCCTGTTGATAAAGTTTGTGAGTAAGCCGTAGCACTTGGACAAGTTGATACAAGTAAGTTGTTTCCGTGAGCACCTGCTGTTCTAGCAACATAGTTAGCACCGCCAAAGATTTCTCCGCCAGCATAGTTAGCGTCATAATCATCTAAATTTTTGATTAAGAAACTAGAGCCAGAGTCGTTAGCATTAGCGTGTGATGTTTGGGTAGCTCGTACTACTCTTAAAGAGTTTGAGTAAGCTAAGAAGTTGGCTGCGCTGAAAAAATGCTCAAAGTTATTTGCATCTGGTTTTCCAAACGTGTCAACTAATTCAGCTTCACTAGAGATAGTAACAACCTCATCTAAAGGTCCTTTTCTGAACTCACCAGCGTAAGCACCAATACTTGTTGATACTGCTGGTATAATTCTAGTTAAATCTCTTTCTTGTACGAGAACACCTGGTGATACTTGAAATGCCATAGGTTTATTCTCCTCTTAAATTAGCTAATTTACCTTGTTTATAGTATTCAAAATTCGTATTATTCATACGCCCATATTCAAATTTCATTCTTGTAGATATTTATAATAACCTTAAATTACATACCTTTTCGTGTTACGGGGTGCCAAACATCGCCGTATTCGTCTATTTCAGACTGCTCGTGTTCGTTGATACCATCATCCATAAAACCAAAGGGAGCCATATCTTGCTCTATTAAATTCTCTTGTTCCTGATACATTTTTAGTCTAGCATTTGTGTTTGTTAACTCTTTAAAATAAGGTTGATTGGATAACCAACCAAACATAACTAAACACATCATTAAATCGTCATTAGCTCCATCTTCAGCTTGCCAACTTTGGCCTCTTTTAGCAAATGTTGACATCTCCTCTATTATCTTAAATGAATTAACAATTAACTTATCACCCTCTGTTAAAGTTTTTAAGTTAGCACAACCAACTCTTTTAATTTGCTTTGTCATACGAACACCTAAAGATGATCCACGACCACTAAACATAGCACCTAAAACTTGTCCTGCTCGGCCTTTTTGAGTTGTCATTAATAGATTATCATATTCTATTTCAAATTGTAAAGCTTCAGCTATTTGCTGGCCTATGTCATTTACCTCTGTTAATATATGAGCGTGATTATAACCTTTACAAACTTGTTCAATAACATTTGGAAAAACAAAAGGTTTTATTTCATTGTTTTTATAAATGGCTACAACTTTAAAAGGCATTTTTGTAACATCAAATATTACAAAAGCTGAATAGTCTTTATCTACACCTCTGGATACATCAACCGTGGCCACATAAGTATGGCCTTTTATTGGTGCTTCAAACATTTCAATACTGCCTGAAGTTTTTATAGGGTTTAGATATGCCATTGTTTTAATTTTAGCAGGACTAATTAATGTATTGACACTACCTAAAAATTCACACTCAAACTCTTGTTGAAATTGCTCAGGTGAGGTGTTTCTAATTGTTTGTTCTTTCCAATCTTCATCTCTTCCTGGTACCTCTGGCCAATGAACTTCTATTGGTATATAATCATTTCTTTTATTTTCAGCGTCAACCCATAGTTTATAAAACTGATTCATACCATAGGGTGTTGATACAATAATCATCTTTGTATTTTTACCAGCAGATATTGTAGGATAAACTGAACTAAAAAACATTTCGGCAATATTTGTAGGTACAAAAGCAAACTCATCAAGGAATATTATATTGTATGAACCACCTCGGATGGCACTTGATGATGTAGCAGCTGCCACTATGGTTGATTTATTTTCTAATTCTATATTACCTTTGTTCCAGTTTATAACACCTTGTTGTAACCACTTTGGTAAATTTTCATATGCTAATTGTAATCTACTTAATATATCTCTAGCAGTTGATGATTTGTTGGCAAGTAAGGCGATATTAGAGTTAGCATTAAACAAAGCATAATGTAATAAGTATGAAATAGTTGTGGTTGATTTACCTGATTGTCTTGGTAATTTACAAATTGTAAATCTATTATTGTGAATAGTCTCTACAATCTTTTTTTGAAAGCCATACATTTTAAAAGGCACAAGACCCTCATCTAAAGAAACAATTTGTATATACTTTTCCATAAAGTATAAAGGATCTTTAGCACACTTTTGATATTCTAATATTTGTTCCTCGGTAAACTCAACAGGCGTGTTTACTTTTTTTAAATTAGGATTACCTAGATATGCGTCTGTACTCATATTATTATACCCTCAATGTGTGTATAACCTAGTTTAACGGCGGCCGTTACTCTTTGATTACCTTTCCAAACACCATATACTCTTTCTCTATATACTTTACCATTAGCTCCATATCTAGGAGTTTTAGATGGTGTATATTTTTTTACTTGAATAGGGTCAATCATATCAGCACCATTTAATATATCTTCGGCACCATTGACCAATTGAGAA